ATCGAAAAAGGAAACATCAAAGCATACTGCCGGCCATTTCCAAAAAAACCGACACTGCCAAATGTACTGGTGCAACGAGTCGGAGGAACCGACAAAGACACCATCGACACATTCCAAATCGCACTCGATGCAAGAGCGTCAACGGAAGCAGAAGCAGACCTCACGATCAGGAACGCAATCGGCGTCCTGAGACAGGTGGCGAAAGAGCAGACAACTGCGATCCGTCACATTGAAGTAAATACGAGCGGCTCCTGGGGAAAAGATCCAGTCCGTCCAGACCTGGCCATGTGCTCGGCACGATTGATCGTGACAGCTCACCAGGAAAAAACAAACATATAACGGAGGAATAAAAAATGAGCGATATTAAACTCGGCACCGGCCTCGCAACCGGCATGATGTACCACGCACCTGTGGGCACCGCATTACCAACATCCCCAGCGACAAAGCTGGACGCAGCGTGGAAGGAAGTCGGCGATGTTTCTGCAGACGGAATCTCACTGGCGACAGATAAGAAGACAGACCTGCTCAAGAACTGGGCGAACGTAGTCAAGCGGATCATTATGACAGAGCACTCCGAGACAATCGGAGCACCACTGATCGACACAACCGAAGAGACACTGAAGACAGTACTCGGATCCGGAAACGTCACAGCAACCGCAGCGACAGCAGACCACGGAGCACTGATCACAGCGAACCTGTCCGCAAGCACACTGCCAGATCCTGAAATGTATCTGTTCTTGATGAAGGACGGAGAAGACATGATCGGAATCGGCGGAGAAGGACAGATCACATCTGTCGACAAGATCGCATTCAAACCAGGAGAAGCAATCACCTGGACGCCAACGATCACCGCTGTCAACGACGGCTTCAAACTGATCACAGACGACGGAGCAAAGGTGGGGGCGTGAATTAAATGACTGAATTCAATATTCAGAAGCGCACCGCATTCTCTATCAAAGGAGATCAGGGAACCTATACGATCAAACCGATCGGGCAGATGTCCATCGACGAGATCGAGGAGGTCTCCGGAATCAAGGACGACACACCGCTGAAAGAACAGGCGGTGCTCTGCCGCAAATTCGTACTGCGCGAATGCCCAGACATCGGCCGAGAGAAGCTCGGCGAAATGGGATACATTGAAATCGTGAAAGCGTATTTCAGGTATGAGCAGAACGGACAGAACTCCAAAGCGGGGGAATAACAGGCCTGGCCACATACATCTCACAGCATAGGCAGGCCGTAGAGTACGATCTGATCACGAAGACAGGTCACGAACTAAGCGATGTCGGGCGCAGCCTTTCATGGGATGCGCTCGCATCTTTTGTGAGAAATCTGAGCACAGACTCAGCAACATGCCAAGAAACAAAACCGGAGGTCTCAGAATGGGCTTCACAGACAAAGACGAATGCGATCCTGGCTGACATATACGACATGCTCGCGCTTTTGAACGCGAACCTGGTCGCACTATCCAGCGGGAAGAGAGCAACCGTGCCTGAACCATATCCAAGACCTGGGCAAAAAACAAAAACAGACGACAATAAACGACACTATGGATCTGGCGCATTACCAGCAGCCAAACTTCATGAGTGGTTTGAAGAAAAGAGGCGAGAACACAATGGCTGAAATGGTAGAGGTCGCGCAAGCGACAATCACGATCATACCGACAATGAAGGGCGCACAGGCGTCAATCACGGAAGAGATGACCGGAGCATCAACCGAAGCCGGAGACTCGGCCGGAAAAGCCGCAGGAACGAGCCTGAGCTCAGCTATGAGCAAATCGCTGGGAGAATCTAAGACTCTTACAAAAGGCCTGACGGTTCCGCTGGTCGGCGCAGCAACCGCCGCAGTCGCTTCATGGAAATCCGTGGATGACGCAATGGACACCGTCACAACAAAGACAGGATCCACTGGCGACGCTTTGAAATCGATGCAGGACATTGCAAAGGGGATCTCAACATCGCTCCCTGTAAGCCTCCAGCAATCCGGAGACGCAGTCGGCGAAGTAAATACACGGTTTGGAGTAACCGGAGACGAGCTCCAAGGACTATCAACTGACTTCTTAAAATTTGCCAAGATCAACAACACAGACGTCTCGACATCGGTCGACAGCGTAAGCAAAGTGGTCGCGGCATTTGGACTGAACGCTTCAGACACAAGCGGGATCCTCGACGCATTGAACACGGTCGGGCAGAAGACAGGAGTCTCGGTCGATACACTAAGCTCCGAGATGTCCACAAACGCGGCATACTTTAACGAAATGGGAATGAGCGCAGCAGACTCCGCAAACTTCCTCGGCCAGGTAGATATGGCCGGCATGGACAGCACGCAGATGCTAATGGGCTTCAAGACCGCAATGAAGAAAGCAGCAGCAGACGGCGTCTCACTAAACGATAAACTGTCAGAATTCACGCAGACGATGCAGGGAAGCGGAACCGAATCAGAAAAGCTTTCTGCAGCATACGATCTGTTTGGATCAAAAGCCGGAGCAGCGATTTACAACGCCTCAAAGAACGGAAAGCTGAACCTCGAAAATCTGACAGGAAGCCTGTCAGATTTTACCGGTTCTGTTTCTCAGACATTTGAAGATACAGAAGATCCGATTGACAAATTCACCGAGGTCCTGAACCAGGTAAAAGTCACCGGAGCAGACATCGTCGACTCAGCCGCACCACTGATCACAGGAGTGCTGAGCGGAGCCGGTAATATTATTAAAAACATAAGCAACGGATGGAACTCGCTGAACCCAGCGATGCAGACATCGATCATTCAGATCGCAGGAGTGGCCGCAGCAGTAGGACCGGTCATGGCTGTGGTAACGAAGGTCACCGGCGTCGTCGGCGGAGTAATAAGCGCCGTCCGCACATGGGGATCTGTACAGGGAGCACTGAACGCGGTCCTTGCAGCTAACCCGATCGGAGCAGTCGTAATCGGAATCGCCGCAGCAATCGCCGCAATAATTCTCCTGTGGAATAACTGTGCATGGTTCAGAGACGGAGTAACGACCGCATTCAATACGATCAAATCAGTCGCAGGACCGATCTGGGAAGGAATAAAAACGGTCATCGGAAATGTATGGACAAAAGCGCAGGAGATCTGGTCCGCATGCGAGCCATTCTTCACGGCGCTCTTCCAGGGCATACAAGCCATTACAAGCACCGTCTTCGGAGCAATCGGTTCATTCATAACCAGCGCATGGAACGACGTCATACAGCCCGCATGGACCGCATGCCAGCCATTCTTTGAAGGACTATTCAATGCAATCAATACAACGGTCGGCGTGGTATTTGCAATTATAGGCGCGGTCGTAGTAGGGGCATGGAATACGATCCAGGCAGTCTGGAAATTTGCAGAGCCATTCTTCTCTGCACTGTTTAACGGAATCGCCGCAGTCGCCGGACCAATATGGGATGGCGTCTCTGGATTTGTGACCGGAGCCTGGGATGTAATCAAAGGCGTCTGGGATACCGTCCCCGGATTTTTCGAGGGAATATGGGACGCAGTAAGCGCACCTGTCGAGGGAATCTGGAACGGAATCAAGGACACATTCTCCCGAGCAATTGACGGGATCAAAGGCCTGTTCAATTTTGATTGGCACTGGCCGAGCATTCCACTGCCGCACTTTTCATTAAACCCGAGCGATTGGCAAATCACGGATATTTTCAGTGGATCATGGCCGAGCATAGGTATTGATTGGTACGCAAGAGCAGCCAAATCCGGTGCTGTATTCAATAGCCCGCAGGTAATAGGCGTCGGCGATGCGGCCGAAGGCGAAATGCTGATCGGAGAAGATACACTGTTCGGCATGATCAAAGACGCAGTCAAGAACGGGAATGGATTTACACAGAACAACAATTATTACAGCCCGAAGGCACTGGATCCGAGCGAGTCCGCAAGACTAACAAAGAACGCAACACGCAACATGGTGCTGTCACTGAAGGGAGCCAAGTAAATGACGAGAACGATCAAATGCACAAACGAGAACAACGTCTCGATCACGCTGGGCGAGGAATTCAACCAATGGCTCCTGACGGAGGCAAGCGGAATGTTTTCTTTTGATAACGATGTCGCAGTCACGGACAACACCATGACCGATGGATCAACGTACCTCGGGACGACAACGAAAAAAAGAAACATCGTGCTGACGCTCCGAGATAAGAGCGACCACAAGGAAAACAGACAGAGCCTTTATACAATATTCAAACCGAAGGGAATCGGAACTCTGATCTATACCGAAGGAGACGAAGAACGCACAATCGATTATTACGTCGAGAGCGTAAACATTGACGGAGCGAACGAATCCGCCATGGCTACTATCTCACTGATCTGCCCTGATCCATTCTTCAAAGACCTATACGACATCGATATACAAATGGCAGGGTGGCAGTCTGAATTCGAATGGATCCATGAATTCATAGACGGAGGAGAAGAATTCGGAACCAGAATAAAATCATCGCTGAAAGAAATCGACAACGACTCTGCAGCAGACTACATCGGAATAACAGCAACGATCACGGTCGATGGATCCGTAACGAATCCGTCTCTGCTGCTGGTAGAACAAGATCAGAAGCTACAGATCGGAACGACAGCAAATCCGATGAACCTGGTGGTCGGAGACATCATAACGATCACAACGGACACAAATAAAAAGAACGTCTATCTCACACACAACGGAGTGAAGACAGCGATCAACGAATACCTCAGCGACGACTCGCAATTTATGCAGCTGGTCCATGGATCTAATACTTTCAAATACGATGCAGACAGCGGAGCAGATAACATGAACGTAACGATCTCATATCGGCTTCACTATGTAGGAGTATAAAAATGGAAATCAAAATCTATGGAGCTGATCTATTCCGCAGGGGACAGATCGACAATGCCACAAGCCTGCTCTGGAATAGAAAATTCTATGAGCCTGGTAATTTTGAAATGCACGTCCCAATCACAGACGAGAACCTGGCACTTTTAGCAGCAGGAAACATCGTCACAAAGGCAGGATCAAAAGAAGCCGGAGTGATTGAAGACATACAAAAAGAAGACTCCGCAACGAAGAGGGAACTGACCATTAAAGGCCGGTTCCTTTCATCGTATATGGATCGCAGGCTGATAAAAGGAATTTACAACTTCTCAGGAAAGACGGAAGTGGCCATGCGTACATTGCTCAGCAACGCGACAGCGATCCCGCTGGTCGAACTTGGAGCGCTTAACGGGTACACAGATACTGTGGAATTTCAGGCGACATATAAAAATCTTCTGACATACGAAGAGAAGCTCTCCATTTCCAGCAATATCGGCTTCCGGTTCTATCCAGACTTTGACAACAAAAAGATCTTATTTCAGACATACAAAGGAACGGATCATTCATACAGCCAGACAACAAACGCGCGCGTCATATTTTCCGAACTATACAGCAACCTGGAGAACGCTACTTATAAATTCAATAATCAGCTGCTGCGGACATACGCGGTTATTGGCGGAGACGGAGAAGGAACCTCACGCACATACGTGACAATTGGATCCGGAGAAGGACTCGAACTGCGAGAACTGTTCGTGGATGCCAAGGATATCCAGCGCGGAGATCTAACAGATGCACAATACACTGCCGCATTGATCCAGCGAGGGAACGAGAAGCTGGCTGAGAATATCGAAAGCGAATCATTCGAAGCAGACGTCAATCCATCAATAAATTTCACGTATAAAACCGATTACGATCTAGGCGACATCGTAACGATCGAAAAAAAGAAATGGGATCTTCGAATAAACAAAAGGATCACAGAAATTCAGGAAGTATATGAGCACGAAAACATGTACATAGTACCAACATTCGGTGATCCACTACCGGAGTCAATAGATTGGAGCGAATAAAACATGGCAATAACATCATTCTTTTACAACTCAAAAGACGGGGACAGAAAATATGATGCCTCGTCAATGGAGAACTGGTTAAAAAAATTCTTTACTAATGGAATATTCACCGGAGACTTCGAAGTCAAAGAAGGAACCGGAATGGCAGTCACGATTGGATCCGGATACGGAAACATCAATGGGAAGGTCGCAATGTCAGACACAGACGCCAGCCTGGACGTTTCTGCAGCCTCAGGAACGCTGTCACGAATCGATGCGATCGTTTTACGCAGGGACGACACGAACCGCGTCATGAGCCTCAATTTAATCCAGGGAAGCAGCTCAGCAAGCCCGACAGCCCCGAGCATAGTCAGAGCAAACGGAGTCTATGATCTGCGGCTTGCAAATATAGCTGTCAACGCAGGAGCAACAAAGATCACGCAGGCAGACATTACAGACACACGGACATCTGCAGACTGCGGAATTGTAGCGTCAACCGTAACGGAGATGGACTTCTCACAGTTTGCGGCACAGTTTGAAAGCTACTTCAAACAATTCAAGGAAAACAAAGAAGTCGAGATCACAACCTGGTTCACAGATCAAGAAACACAATTCAGCACGTGGGAGACAAACCGCGAGCAGAACTACGAGACATGGTACACAGAACGGCAGACCGCATTTAATAACTGGTACACAACGATCGTGGGGAAACTAGACGGAGACGCAGCAGCCAAGCTGACAGAGGAAACAACCGAGCTTGATGAGCGCCTTTCACTGCTTGAAAAAATGGTCCTTAAGAACCAGCTGTCCGTCCCAATCACCACGGACACCGGAGCATTAATTGTTACTGACGACGGCAAGGCAATCCTGGCCGATTGGAAGTATAAAGAAATCTAAAAGAAGAGGAGAACAAAAAAATGAGCGTTATTTCAATCGAAACATCCAAGATCAACGAGCTCACGCTCGCTGACTTGGTCGGATCCGACGACGACCTGGTCATCGTAAGATTTGCAGACGGATCCGGAGTAAAAGCGGTCAAGCTTGGATCATTACGAAAAGCAATGACCGGAGACATCTCAGGACTCAGCACGACAGACAAAGAATCCATCGTCGCAGCCATCAACGAGGTCGACGCAGCACAGAAACAAACTGCAGACAACCTCGCTCCGCTGATCTATTCAAACGCAGGATCACACAACAGCGTATTCAGAGGTAAATTCTTAGGCACGAGCGTTACTGCAGCACAATTTGCAGCGATCAGCGCCGGAACATTTGAAGATCTATACATTGGCGATTATTGGACCATGGGTGGAAATAACTGGCGCATCGCCGGCTTTGATATTTTCCTTCATATAGGAGACACAGAACTGACAAAGCACCACGCAATTGTTCTGCCAGATGCAATTCTATACAAAGGACAGATGAACTCCACAAACACAGCAGCCGGAGGATATTACAACAGCGCAATGAAACAGTCCGGACTTGCCGCAGCATTGACAACGATCAGCGGTCTCTTCGGAAGCTCGCACATCGTAACAAGACGTGCACTGCTTGACAACGCAATCAGCGGAGATGACGCAAGCGGGTGGTCATGGTATGACAGCCAGATCGATCTGCTGACAGAAGAGCAGGTCTATGGCGTTTCTCTATGGGGAACCGCAACGCATAACGGATACAGATGCGGCGTAGATTATTCACGTCTTCCATTGTTCAACATGGCTCCTGAATTTATTACTAACAGAGAAGTCTGGTGGCTCCGTACCGTCGGTTCTTCGGCTACCTTCGCGCGTGTCGACACCCACGGCAATGCGGGCAACGGCAACGCTTCGGACTCCTGGGGTGTCCGCCCAGCTTTCCTGATCGACTGATCAAAAATCGCCTGCCCCATGTGGGCAGGCATAAATCAGGAAAATGTCAGATATTCCAAAAAACAAACGGTCCCCATCTAAACTGGAGGCAATACACCAGGCATTCAAAATCCGTACCATGATCACGAACGAGCTCATCCTGACATTCGGATACAACGAAAAAAGGGAAGACGAACACATCGCAAAAGCAACGTCATACATCAAAGACAAAAACCAACGCTCAGAACAGCAGGAAGCGCTCAGAGCGATGGATTGCGGTTTCGATGTATGGATTGTCCAGCAGGAACGAAGCGTGATCCTTAACGCATGCAGAGGCATCGTACAGCACCTAATTAAAGCAAATACGATCTATCCGACATATATGCCAGAATTTCAAGAGAGACGTCTGGAATTAGATCGAGCGATGGAATGCTGCAATCTTCTGCAGCAGGAGCTTCAATACGTAGCCGAGATCATGCCAACAGATAAAAACAGATACATGAATATCGTTCTGGAGACGGAACACGAATACCAGCTTATAAAAAGCATGAGGAAATCAGACAACCGATTTCTTAAAAACATTAATGGGTAGATTTTGAAAACACACGTCAGATCTTCGGCTAACTTCGCGAATGTCAACAACAACGGCAATGCGAACAACAACAACGCTTCGAACTCCTGGGGTGTCCGCCAGATTTCACAGCCACGCAATAACGGACAAAGATCCGAGCGCGGCAATTGGAAAGGAAAATCTATCCATTCACCGGAAGGTGATAAAAAGAGACCACTATGCAGCCGGACATGTCCGATGCTGCTGTCTGGTGGTTAAAATTTTATGACACAACTAACAGATGCGAATATTTTATACGAGGCCGGAAAGAAATCGATCAAAGCGAGCTCGTTCAAATATTCCACGCAGAAATTCGAAATGAACCAGCTGCTGGAGACAGCACAGATCCAGAAATCAATCAGGGATAAAACATACACGCCGCAGACATCTAAAAAATTCATTATTTCAGAACGAGGAAAGAGGCGATGCATTGCCTCAAACGTCCTAGAGGATAAAACAATCAACCACGCAATCTGTGACGAGATCCTCATGCCGAAGATCCAGAAAAAATTGATCTACGACAATGGTGCATCGCAAAAAGGAAAAGGCGTTTCTTTTACCAGGAGACGCCTGCAGATCCACATGCAAAAATACTTTCAAGAGTATCACACAAATGAAGGATATATTCTTCTGATAGACTTCTCCGGATACTACGCAAACATCGACCATGCAAAATGCAAAGCGATGCTGAAACAGATCGAACCGAACGACGAAAATTTTAATTTTATCATTGATAAAATATTTCATACTTTCGAGCTCGACGTTTCAAACCATACAGACGAAGAGATCTGCAAAATGTACTCTGAAAAAGTAAATCCGATGGACTTCATGGATCATAGCGACGAAAGCAAAACGATCACGAAATCTCTGAAAAAAGGTGTAGACATAGGAAATCAGCTTTCACAGGCAGTCGGGATACTTTACCCATTCGAAATTGATAACTATGTAAAGATCGTAAGATCTGAAAAATTTTACGCACGATACACAGATGACATGTACATCATCAGCCCCAGCAAAGAAGAGCTTGAAGATGTACTCGCTGGAATAAAAAAGATCGCCAGATCTAAAGGACTGATCATCAACGAAAAAAAGACACGAATATGCAAACTGTCAAAACTTTTTCGATTTTTGCAAATCGGATACTTTATGAAAGCAGACGGAAGCATCGTGAAGAAAATCAGTCCGAAGAACGTCACGCGGGAAAGAAGACGGCTAAAGGCATACAAAAGAATGCTGGACGCGGGAAGGATGCCTTACAAGGACATCGAGAATGCATATCGATCATGGATCGGATCGTTTTACAAATTCATGTCCAGGAAGCAACTGGAGAACTTCGCAGCACTTTACAAAAATTTATTCGGAAAGGAAATCACATGGAAAAAAGCACGATTGAATTATTTGATGGTACCAAGATCGAAAACCTCACAGTCAACGGAAACAACTACATCGCAGACAAGATCCTGAGCTCTTCAATTTTTGCACCGGAGAACCTGGTCAGCGTAAAGATCAACGGAGCCGAACACACGAACATGGTTCTGGTACAGAACATGACGGTGGACGGAGTATCCTGGTTCATACTACGTGACCGCACGGAGCAGGAAATCAAAGAGATCGAGATCAATGCAAAGATCGATTATCTTATGACACTTCAAGGAGGAGCAGCAGCATGACAAACTATCAGAAGGCGGTTCTGTATTACAGAATGCATATCTATACAAAAGACATGCTCAAAAAGCTGGTAGAGAAATCATTTATTTCTGCAGCTGAATACAAGCAGATCACCGGAGAAACGTATGCCGAGTGAAACGATCCAGCAGCTCTGCGAAACAGTAGAGAAGCTGATCGGATGCATTCGAAAGCAGGATGACATCATCCAGCAGGCGCAAATCCCAATTATGGCAAAAGAGGAAGCAGCACGCATCGCCGACGAGGCGGAGCGTGTTTTTAATTCATCCATGAACGGATGACAGGAGGAGAAAAAATGTTACAAGGGTATGACATCTCAAACTGGCAAGGCACAACTCCAATGGACGCCGACTTTTTGATTATTAAAGCGTCAGAGGGAGACGGGTACAAGGATCCGCGCCTCGATCAGCATTACAACGCCTGGAAGGAAACAGGCAAGCCTTATGGTTTTTATCACTACGCACGTCCTGATCTAGGAAACACACCGGAGGCAGAAGCTGACTGGTTCCTGTCCTTAGTAGGCGGCCACGTAGGAAAAGCACTGATGGCTCTAGACTTTGAAGGCGAAGCATTAAGCACGCCAAATGCCGCAGCATGGGCAAAAGGATGGATCGATCACTTCGTCCAAAAAACAGGAGTAAAGCCTCTGCTCTATATCCAGGGATCTCCAATCGGGTCCGGAGCATACGACGCAATCTTCAATGAGGACATTGGATGCTGGGCAGCTTCGGATCCTTCATACTACGAAGGGCATGCAAGC